CTGTGTCTGTTCCAATACCTGTGTCTGTTGCTGTTTCTGTACTAGTCGTAGGTTCTGATGGAGTCATTCCACTATATTGAGGATATTGACTACGAAATACATTTAATGCTGTTTGATAATCTTGAGACCGTTCAAAAATTTCTTTGAATAATCGTTCTGCTTCTGTTTCATTACGTTCTACATCTTGTCCTTGAGTTGGAGAAACTATTTGTTCTCCATCTAATTCCCAATAACTATCACTATACTTATCGTCTTTTCCGCCTCTCAAGGCTTCTCCCGTCATTTGTACCGCTTCGTTTTCTGCCCCAAACAACACCATACGCACCGGATTAAAAGCATTAACAAAACTACTTATAAACCCAGGAGATTTACGTTGTTGACCTCGACCCATTTCTCTAAACGCATAATCTAATGCGTCAATAGCAAAACCTGAACGTAACCCTTTTGGTACTTTTCCAGTATCTAAAAACGTATTTAATAACTGTTGTTGTTCACGCATTGATGCTTCTCCAGATTGGGAAGCATAAGCTCGTAAATCCTGATTAAAGTTTTCTCGGTTTTTTTCGTTGGGGTTCTGTTCTGTCGTCCATTTATTAATGTTCGACCATATTTGTTCTGGATTTTCATTCCATCCGTAAAACGCAGTTACCCACCCTGGTTGATCAAATGGAATATCTTTTGCACTAACAAAATGTTCTTTACTACGGTCTATTTCACCGTCTGCATTAACATGGTAATAAGAACCACGACCAGTTTCTATTCTCTGGCCAGTTTGCCGTGGAGACACATCAGGAATATTACTAATGTTATTAGAACTATACCCAAACAAAAAAGGGTTTAAATTATATAATGATTGTCGTTCTTGTTCCGGTGTCATTATCTAATGCCCCCTGATTTAATATTGGCTCGTACACCGACTGCTTTTTCAAATCCATTAGAAATATCCAAACGTAATCTAATGTATCTGGCTGGTACTCTAAAATTATGTTCGCCAATCGTATTTTCAGTTACACCAGAACCATAAATGAAATCAGAATTTAAAGTATTTCTAGTTGCTAAATAAACCGTATTGGTTGCCGTTGAACCTTCTACCAATGGGCGTACTCTATCAAGAAATAACATATCCATCTCTTCGCCCATAATTTCACCAGTTTCTAATCTGGCTGTTAACGCTGCACCGCCGAATGTTCCCGATTTATGCTCGGTATTAAATACATAAGCTGCTAACTGCCCACCTTTCCAAATGTCTGCATCTAATGAAGCTGGCAGTGCATCTAATGATGTAGATACCGCATCTAGTCCATCCAGCGTATATCCTACACCACGCCCTGCAAATATCATTTCATGACTAACTTCTGCATAACTCCAGTTATTTGTTTTCCAATCATAAATTAATATTTCATCTGGATCGCCATCGCCGTTACAATAACTCCACATAGCTTTTGCATTAGGAACATCAATAATACCTGTAATTCTATGGTATTTAAGGGTATTTGCTCTTTCAAAAAACCATTGATCAATACGTTTATCACCAATAGGCGTTAAACCACCACCAATGTCATATCGCATAAAACCGTCTTGTGAAAGAAAAAATACCGAATTACCGTATCGAATTACACTTCTAGAAGCCGCAGTTCCCATACCTACTGATGTTTCTCTAATCCGAAATACTAATGGTGTACCTACATATTCCATTTCCCAAATACTGCGTTCTTGAAATACAACACCAATATCTCCACCAGCAATAGCCATTATTTTACCGCCATCACCTACTAAATCTTGAAAATCTGATTGAGTAGTTGGGATAGTTCCCCACGACGTTTCATTTTCTAATCCACTCCATTGCAATCGGCTTACATATTCAGTTCCATCATCTATATCACCTAAAACAATAAATCCCCTTACTACGCCTATTTGTTTTGCTTTGGGTGGGCTACCGCCTAAATCACCAAATGTACCACCACCAAAAGTAGCTATCTGAATATTATTGTCACGATTAGTGGCTATAACTTTTTCGCCCCATTTTATAAACTGCCAATAATTTTCATCACCTGTTGAATAAGTCGAACCACCTACACTTGTCCAAGTTAATACACCACTTGAATTAACTAATCGGTATAATTTAGTTTCATCACCACAATACATTTCTGTATTGCCGTCTTTATCCGATAGTGCAATGGCTCCTCTTGCATATGCCGTTAATGCTGTTGTATCAATAGACATACCTTTAAATGGCAAATAAGAACTTTCATTAGGCACAACATTTTTAGCTAATGTTACCCCTTTTGTTCCTATATCCGGTAAATCAGGACGAAAATCACCAAATGTGTAAGTCGCTACTGGCATTATGGATTAGCCGAATCTGTTTTAATACCTACTGACCCTTGCGATGCCCTGGGTCTTCGATATGTTTCTGATGCTGTCCAAGCAGACGTTTTATATTGGTTTAACCAACTAGCCGCCGATTGCTCATCTTGTATAAAACGAAACGCATGAAATAAAGACGCACTTAAATATACGTCTGGATAACCAGTTAATACAAAATTACTAGTATTACTATCTGATAATGCGGTTACTTGGGGGTAATAAGACAATTCGTATGGATATGCACTATCTGGTTTAACATCAAATTCTATAACATCAGATATGGTATAAAATGATGGTCTACCCGTACCTGACCTATGGTGTAATGATAGTTGCGTAGGGGCTACATATCTTAACACCACAAAATCTGCATCTGATGTTAAATTTAATCTGTATCCTTCTAAAAAATCCGTGGGTAACGCTAAAGTTGATGCACTGGTTGATAATGTGCCTGTTGCTCGTTGTATATTGCCACGAACACCGCCTATCTCTGGACTGTCTGGGTGTGCCGGATCACGCTTAATATACGTTTCAGCTAAATCAATAAACTCATCTATATAAGCAGTTAAGTCGCTTCTGGCTGTCCAGTTTGCGATTGCTGTTTTGAGTTCTGCGTATGTCGTAATTGCCATGTTTTTTTACGCTCCTGTATCCCTTGAAGCACTAAATCTGCATGAACCGAATCGCCCATTAGCTCTAACCAACTGCAATTACTTGTCATTGATTCTTTTTCTGCTAACCATTCTCCTGCATAGTCTAAATGTTTAGTTTCCGAAAAATCCGGTATCCCCGCAGTATAATGTACTAATTTTGGGATTTCATCTGTTTTTTCATAACCAACACAAAAATTCCATTCTTCAGGCAAATCACCAACTGATTCTGCCCATTCAAATGATTGTGGGTTACTTGTTTGATCTTCTATATATTCAGTTGTTAATTTTTGACATTTAGCATTGTCAAACACCATTAATGACGGCCATTCAAATTGATTTTCGTTTTTACGCACATATACTGAATGTTGACCATTAACAAACGATTGTAACTCTTGTATATCTCCTAACACTAACATATCAGCATCTAAAAATACTGAAATACCCTGATATCCACTCAAAGCAGGACATAAATATCGACTGTAAGTAAAATCGGTTAGTCCAGTTCTGGTTATTGGCAAAGCTGGTAATACTAACGGCACTATTGCTACCGGTTTTGATGATCTACGCACTATTGACCAATGTAATACGTTGTACGCTACTGGTTGTCTTGGATCTACCCCTATGTATATTCTCATAATTAATCCTGTAAAAATTTACCCCGAATTCGATTCCTGACTGCTTTAATTGCCCCTTCTACGCCTAATTGTGGCCGTCGATAAAACTCCACCGTTTCCCACCACGGACAATCACCTTCAACTCCTTCATGCCAATGCGGATTATCATGCACTATTACAAATGCGGGTTTTCCTAATGCTCCGGCTAAATGATAGGCTGTAGTTGGTACACAAACGACCGCATCTAAACAATTTACTAATGCTGCGGTATCTTCATAATCCGGAGACATTGTTCCCCACGGAAAATCATGTATTTTTATTCCGCGTGTTTTTAATAATTCTAAAATATCTTCCGAATAATCTTTATATTGTAAGGATATAAAATTTACTGGTAATTCTAATATTGGCAACAGTTGTTCAAGTTCTAATTTTCTATTCCTCCAACCATCGGACCCAGCCATGCCTCCTGTCCACGCTATACCAATATTTATTTTTTCTTTTAATGTCGATAATAAACCTTTCCACATAGCTATTTTTTCTGGAACTAATTGTAAATATGCTCCTCTAGGTTTCATTTCTGACCATTGCATCATTGTAGCCATAGACGTTTGATGCGTTGCAATAATCGGTTCATTGACCTGTTTATCAAATTGTTTGCCAAATACCTGGGTATTAGGAAAGGTTTTTTTAAATAATGTTTCTAATTTTTTATTACAATTTAATTGAGTGGGTTCAATAGGACACGCACTCATAAATGCTAGTTGATCGCCTAACCCTTGTTCTGCGTATACTAATAACTTTGCATCTTCCTCACCTTGCCACTCCGGTAAACCATAATCATGTTTATCTCTAAAATCAGCATGACCTAATTGAAATTGATAATGATACCAACCTTCTCGCCATTCTCTTTTATGTAATTTAGCAAACGCATACGCAGTATGAGCCTGTGCGTGATGTTCGATATCTAATGATTTTTTTGCCCACTTTTCTGCTTCTGCAAAGTTAAATCCTTGCACATAAGCATTAGCTATTAATCGGTAAATCATTGCTTTATGGTTAGGCGGTTCTGTTACTGGCATCATTTTTAATGCCGTTTTTAGGGTTTTTACCGCTTTTTGGGGGGTTTGTAATACTGCTTCTGTCGCACCTAACATCATTAAAGTACGCCAAGTGCGTTTCTGTAATACGGCTTGTTTTACTATAGGATAGGCAAACGGAGCTTTACCCCCGTCTATAAAAAACCGAGCTAATAACACTAATCCTTCTGGATCATCAGGATTATCATAAAAATGCTCAAGCAATGCTGCTCCAGCAAATTTTACGTCTTTATTTTGTAGTGCGTTATGTATATCTAATAATAATTCAGACACGCCCCGTTCCAGTTCTCAAATATGCGTATTCGCTATCGTTCAAGAGTTTTTTTACTTCATTCCATTGATTTTTATTAAAAATATCAATGCCTTTCTCTTTTTTCCATTTGATGATTACTGAATTAGGTATAGACGCAACGTGCCACCAATCATTTTTGATGCCTTGTTTAGAATATTCATTCAATCCTTTAGCTCCACCTACATCATAATTTTGAACAGCTTTGTTCAGATTTAATGCTGGCTCTACGTCTTGCACCTCTGCAATCGTGGTTACATTGTTAACCTCATCATACTCATGCCATGTTTGAGTACGAGTTATAGGATCATAATCTAATAAACGTTTACTCATGCGTGTGTTTTAGACATTTTTCCAAATGTTGCATTTTGTGGCATTTGTTTTAGCCCTTTACTAGAAAAATTATTAGTATTTTTCATAAACTGGCTTTTATTATTAGAAAAGGTTTCCGTCCCTTTTGCTTCCTTATTCCCTTTATAGGTATGTTTTGGCATAACTTAATCCTCTTAAAAATAGGGGCTTGTTTGACCAAGCCCCATTATTACTACACTTTGGGAGGTTATGATGTAGTAGTTGTATAGATTTTACCAGAAGCTGCTTCGTTTTTAGAACCAAGCGTATATTCTGTAATAATCAAACGTCTGTCGGAATCCCCTGTTTTACCAAGGTCTTCTGTTTGAATACCACGAAGATAAGCAACACACCAGTATTCCATATCTAGTGCATATACTGTTCCTGCCGGTTGAAATCTATTAGCAACAATTTGGTGTTGACCAAAATCTGATACATAAATATCAGCAGCCCCAATAATTGACCCAGGAGCTAATCCACCATTAGGTTGAGCATCTCTGTACAAAGTACCGATACCAGCAAAACCTGATGCTATTTGTTTGTTAAAAGACCCTGCCATAATAACCCCAGGATCTCCACCGTTATCCCAACATGACTTCACAACAGATTTTAGGTTTGCTTCTACAAAAGTAGCTGCGGTTCCTGCTGTTGGAGCCGTTCCTGGGACACCAGAAGTGGTTGCGGGAGTAGTCGCATTAGCCCCTTGTTGTACTTGGTTAGTAGATAACCATGCACCTAAACCGGCCAATGTTCTTGCTGTTCCTGCACCACCAGCTGTACCGGCTTGTGCTGAAG